CTTGTTGTACCGTATGAAACGTCAGATTTAGAGACTTGTCCTAACATAACCCAGAGTATTCGCATGTCGTTGAACGATTTGCGGAAGAAACAGGTAGCTGGGTTCTATTTGGACATACCTGTTATACCCGCACAGGGCGACAGTAACTCTGTTAGTGACGAAATTGACAGCATTGACGGTGTTTCGTCGTCTCAGATCGACTATGACTGCACGATTTTGGAGTGTCACGTTGATTTGGACCTTGAGGGTTACGAGGATACGGACGAGGACGGTGAGTTAACCGGTATTAAGATACCATATGTTGTCACAATCAGTCAGGACAACGGCCAGATACTGTCTATTCGTAGAAATTACCGCGAAGATGACGAAAGTCGGAAGAAAATACAGTATTTTGTGCATTATAAGTTCCTTCCGGGGTTTGGTTTCTACGGATTAGGGCTAATTCACACGATTGGCGGTTTGTCACGAACCGCTACAGCGGCGCTGCGACAGTTGATTGACGCTGGTACGTTGTCCAACCTCCCTGCGGGTTTCAAAGCCCGCGGACTACGGATCAGGGACGATGATGACCCGTTGCAGCCCGGTGAGTTTCGCGATGTGGATGCTCCCGGAGGGGCTATTCGTGACAGCCTGATGCCGCTGCCCTTCAAAGGACCTGACCAGACGTTATTTAACTTGTTAGGTTTTGTAGTTGATGCTGGTCAGCGGTTCGCGACTATTACTGATATGAAGGTTGGCGACGGAAATCAGGGCGCGGCGGTTGGTACGACTATTGCGTTGTTGGAGCAGGGCTCTCGTGTAATGAGTGCGGTGCATAAGCGTTTGCACTACGCCATGAAGTTAGAGTTCAAGTTACTTGCGAAGGTGATGGCGGAGTTTTTACCGCAGGAGTATCCGTATTCTGTTGAGGGCGCGGACACCAGTGTCATGGCGACTGATTTTGATGATCGGATTGACGTGGTTCCTGTATCTGATCCTAATATATTTAGTCAGGCGCAGCGTATTGCTTTGGCTCAGACTAAGTTGCAGCTAGCCGGGGCGGCTCCTGAGATGCACAACATGTATGAGGTGTATCAAGACATGTACGATGCTTTAGGCGTCAAGGATGTTGATCGGATCATGCGTCGTATACCGGATGAGGAGCCTGCACCAAAGGATCCGGCACAGGAAAACATTGACGTGATGGACATGATACCGTTGCAGGCGTTTGAGGGTCAGGAGCATGAGGCACATATTATGGCTCACATGGTCTTTGGTTCAACGCCGCTAGTTGGTAGTATGCCTGCGATGGCGATGGCTTTGCAGAAGCACATCATGGAACATGTAAAGATTGCAGCGCGGGAACGGGCCGCGGTTCAGTTTATTCAGTCTAGGCAGGCTGTTGGTGGTGAGGCTGCGACTGAAGAGGAGATGTTGCAGATAGAGGGTTTGACCGCTCAGTTCATTGCCGAGGGTATGCAGATGGTCAAGCAGATGTCTCAGCAGGTATCGGGTCAAGGGCCGGATCCTCTGGTACAACTCAAGGAGCAGGAGCTTCAGATCAAGGCGCAAGCTGAACAGGCGGACGCACAGAACGACCAAGCCAAGCTCAACTTGGATGCACAGAACCAAAGGTTGCGGGCGGATCAGTTCCAGCAGCGGTTGGCGTCTCAAGAGCGGCAGACAGACAAGCGCATTCAGTCTGCTATGGAACGTGAAATGCTTAAACAGCGAGGAGATTAGAATGAAAAGTGCCGTAAAGATTGTGACGAACACACCGGGTGCGGCTCAAAACGCCGACACATTTGCAGACATTAAAGGTCAGGGCCGTATTCCGTATGGCAAGACCGCCGATGTGAAGATACCTTCTAGCATGAGCCGTAAGACCGCTCGTGGTATGGGTGCCGCAACAAAAGGCGGGAGCTATATTGCCTGCGAGTAACCTATAGACATTAGCTTGGGGGCATAATGATAGCAGAAACGCTAGCGGGCATAGCGTTGTTTAAGAGTGCAGTGGACGGGATAAAATCCGCTATTGGGACTGCCAACGATGTATCCGAAATTGCAGGATTTATTGACAACCTTTTTGAAGGTGAGCAACAAGTCCAGAAGAGGCGTAACGCCAAGTCCGGCGTTGGCGTAGGGGATCAGTTTGGCGTAAAATCGGTTGCCTCTGAGATTATTGACGCTCGCCTTGCACAAGAGCAGATGCGTGAAATAGCGCAGATGGTGGATTTGAGGTTTGGACCCGGCACGTGGAAGTCTATTACAGAGGAACGTGCTCGACGCATACAGGCGGCTAGAGAGGCGGCTGCGGCTGAGAGACGCAAGAAGATACAAGAGGCCAGAGAGTTTGAAGAAAATTTGAAGCAGTTCTTTATGGTTGCGGGCGCGATTTTGTTGGCCGCAATGTTCTTTACCGTGATGATTGTAATGATGGCACGAGCGGATGTTGATAACTACGTCCCGTGCAGGCTTGTCAAATACAAGAAAATAGATAAAGAATGGCACTGTAACTATGAGGGGGCGAATAAAACCCGAACATCTATGATTATTGGAGAATTCTGCCCAAGGATGTATATGTGCTTGTATGACCCTAATAGCAGTAACAAGATTGTAGAATGGGAGTAAGGTAGTATGGCTCAGAAAAAACTACAGAAACAGTCTAGGTTTGCGGAGTATGATGAGGACGGTGACGGCATCGTTAGCGATGCGGAGTTAATGCACGTTAAGGAGATCAAGAAGACAGAAGATAATCTTCGTAAGAACTTAGCTCAACTTAGAATGGCTCGTTACACTTTGATTTCAATGGGTGTATTTACTTTGGCTATGTTCTTTATTCCGTTGGACCGAGTCACAGCTTTGTCTGATATATCTAACCTCTTCTACATCAGCGGTGCTGGTATTGTCGGTGCTTATATGGGTACGACAGCTTGGATGAACCGGAAATGATACACGCCTTTTTGCTTGTTTTTGTGTTAGGTGGTAAGGTTCAAAGCCAAGACATGTATTTCAGGTCGGTGGTAGATTGTAATTTTTATGCTAGTCAGATAACAAAACGGTATGGGAACTATGGTAGTATAAGTGGTGTTCCTGCAAAACACAAAGCCACGGCCTATTGTAAACCAGTTAAAGTGAGCCCAAACAAAGAGTTATACTAATGGCCTTGAGAGAGTACATTTTAGTAATTTCCATGTGGGGAAATGATGGAGTGACGGATCATTACATTGGACAGATGAGTTTACAGCAACCGATGTCAGAGAAACAGTGCCTTTGGATGTTAGAAGATAAACGGTGGTCAGCGGCCTATGATAATGAACATTATCAGATGGCTATGCATTGTTTTCCGAAGGACTGTGCAGGTAAGACAGTTTGTGAGTGATGGCAACAAAACTTAATGAAAACACTGAACTATCAATGCCCATACGCAACCTTATGGCAATGGTTGTAGGAGCGGCTATAGGAACATGGGCTTATTTCGGTATTATCGAACGCTTGAACACTATTGAGAACAAATTTGTATTGATAGAAGCAGATTTAGGGCAAAATACAGAGTTTCGTATCAAATGGCCTAGAGGTGATATGGGCAGTCTACCAGCGGACAGCGAGCAGTATATGTTGATTGAGCATCTAGCAGAACAGCTTTCCAAGCTACAAGAGCAGATAGATGAAGGCCGCGCACCGCATGACCAGCAACAAAAGCTGACATTAGATTTTTATGAAAAGCGAATTACAAACATTGAGAGCCAAATAGAAAAGATGCGTAATGGAACCGATCATAATTAAAACTATGACGTTGATTTTGTATATGAGCGGAGATGTCTCCGAGCATACCGCTTATGAAAAGATTTCTAAATGTTTGAAAGCCAAGCGTACTATAGAGCGAAACCTTTATAAAAAATCAACGTCTGTGCGGTATTCTTGTGAAAATAAGACAGTTGAGGTATCAAAGAACACCGATGGCACAAATTATATTGTGAGGATCATAGAATGATACAGGCACTTATAGGACCAATAGCTAACCTAGCTGGGTCATGGATGGAGTCAAAGGTTGAGCAGACCAAGGCCAAAGGCGCAGTAGCCAAGGCAAGGGCAGAGGCGGAAGCACAGGTCATGGTCACAGCGGCTACACACGAAGCTGGCTGGGAAAAAAT